TCATCCCAGTATAGAGATGCGTTTGTTTCAGTACCACGCTCAACTTCAATACCAGCATTAACAGATGGAGAAGAAGTAACATTTTTGTTCAAAAGAACAATGTTATCTTCTACTGCAAGAGTTTCTGTATTAAGAGTTGTGGTTGTACCGTTAACAGTAAGATCACCAGTAACTGTTAGGTTACCAGCAACTGTTGGGTTAGTTGCAAGAGCAAGTGTAATTGAACCAGTAGAAGCCGAAACTGTAATTTCATTTGTTGTACCAGTAAGTTGTGTTACACCAGTGTTTGTAATTGTAATAGTATCATCTGATGTAGTAGCAGCAAGAGAAATACCAGTTGATGCTGTAAGAGTTACAGTGTCATCATTAGTATCTGCAACAATGGTATTTCCACCAGTGATTGCAATATTCTTGAAAATATTTTGTGAAGAACCTTTGTCATCGTTTGTTACGGTGACTGCTCCACCTTCTGCTGCAGAAGATGTAACTGTGATTCCTGAGCCAGATGTAACAGATGCTACGTAGTTACCTGTTGTGTCTGTGCCAAGTGCAACAGAGTCTGCTGCAATAGATGCTGTAAGAGTTGCGTTTGCAAGATCTGTAATGGTTACAGAACCTGAAAGATCTCCGCCCAGTGTAATTGTAAAATCATTAACATCAAAATCTAGTGTGTTGTCTCCATCTTGGTAAGTTACAGAAATACCAGATTCGGTGTTGCTTGATACCATTGCGCCGATGGTGTCTGCAACATACTCTGCTAGAAATGACGTTGATGCCTCAGTAAGTACGTTTTGGCCATTGACGGTTGCTGTGCTTCCCTCAACGACTAAACCATTCTTAATTCGGAAGTCTTTATTGACTGTCGCCATTGTTTCTCCTTATAAGGGTCAGGCCTTCAAACCTGTTCGGTAATACCGAATAGTCATCGGGCTTAGGACGGGGGTAACCGTCATGCTAATTGTACCAGAATTTAGCGCTGCTGAAATAGTTCCAACTTCGCTAGCATTGTTCTTTACAGAGCCGTACTCTGATATATTTTGATTGGTACCATCAAAAACTAAGTTTAATTCAAGGCTTCTATATGAAGAAGATCCAGCGTGTGATAGTTGAACCAAATACTTAATCGTTCTCCAAACTGAAGTATCTATTGTGTCAAATACTGTTGCTGATTCAATGCCATTGATTGTTACGCTATTGTTTCCATCCCCGCCCAAAGAATCTGCACGGTATGAAGTAGTATCAATTAAATCAATAAAGTCTGATTGTGTGGGTATATCACCAGTCTCAAATTTTGTTTTTAGGGTAGTAATAGGAACAATAGCCATAATAAATGATTATATCATAAAATGATAAATGTGCTACCAATGACCGCAACGCCAATTCCTTGAGATGCGGGTATAGAAACACCAATATTTTCAAACCTTACTCTAAAAGGATAGATTCCTTTTACCTCTGCTACATAAGATCCTATTTTAGAAGGTCTGGCTTTTGCGTAGTTTGTTTCTTTTACAAATACCCTGCGACCTTGAATATCTTCAATCTTGGCAACAGGCATGATTAACTCTCAGAAGGGCCAGTTACGTCTTCAATAACGGTTATAGTGCCTTTACAGATAGTCCAGGTTCTTGTAGCGTCTGATAGTTGAATATCAAAAATATCATCTGTTTCTAAAAGATCTGATTGGTTGGCAGTTAGGGATACAGTAAATTCTCCCTCATCATCGTCTGCAGTAACTCCTGGAGTTAGGGCTACAATAACTGTGCTACTAGTTGTTGTTTCTCTAACAATATCCATAGCAATATCCCAATCAGCAATGGTTAAAGGATTGCGATCTTCGTCTGTTACATAAACTCTAAATGCTGCTGTGTCACCACGAACAAGTGTCCATGAAATGTTTGGCGGGGTAGTACCGATTGAAAAAGAATCAGATCCCGCTCCTCTATAATTTGTCATGATAGTCCATCCTTAAGTGCTTGCCATGTTCCATTGCCTTTATTTGCACCAACAATAATTGTACCTGATGTTGCTGCTTTTGCTACCACGCCAATTACGCCACCACCACTTGCTGGCTTAGTTGCAGTTAAGCCTCCACCAGAAGCGGTATATAATTTATTTCCAATAGAAAATGAAGAAGTATTTACACCAGTAAATACACCAGTTAAAATTACAACACCATCAGAGCCAGCAGAAATATTTGCTTGTGCTAAACCAATTGTAGGAAATGTTGATGCTGTGTCTGCATCTGATTTTGCAATTCTTGGTTTTGTTGCACCAAAGCCATTAATATAAACTGGATCACCCTTTGTGATATTTGTTCCACCAGTACTTGTTGTTGCAGTTGTAACTTCTAATGTATGATACGGAAGTCCAAGGGTAGGTAAAATCGCATCAATTGCTTCTGCTAATGATTGTATATCTTCGTGTACATTAACAGGATCAGATGCGACTGGATAAGGTAAATCGTACGTTGCTGTTTCGCCAGATGCCATAGTTCTTATATTATAGCACTTCTAAAACTTGACTAAATACTATTTTTTGTGTTATACTAGGTGCATAGCACCGTAAAATGGTGCTATTGCGTTTCTAGGAGGAAAAACTTGAGAGACAACAAAATACTATCGGGGGTTCTTTCAACTGTGTTTGGATTGGCTATAATTTTAGCGCCAATGGCAAATGCTTTTGATGAGAATAACTTATCTAAACGGGAGACTAAAGTTGACGATGCCGCCCACAAAGCGGCAATTTTGCTTTATTCACCCACTAAGAGCGAGGTACTTGAGAAATATGAAAATGCTCACAGTTTGACTGACAGCCAGTTGGTTGAATTACTTAAGGCGGTAGGGTTCAAAGGGCAAGGCTTAAAAACTGCTTGGGCAGTTGCTAAAGCCGAATCTAATGGTCGCCCGTTTGCTTTTAACGGAAACACCAAAACTGGAGATTCCTCTTATGGTATCTTTCAGATTAACATGCTTGGTACTTTAGGTCCAGACAGACGAAATAAGTTTGAACTTGATCTAAATGCTGAGTTATTTAGCCCAGTCAAAAATGCTGAAATCGTGTATCACATGACTAAAGGCGGTATTGATTGGAGTTCATGGTCATCTTATAATAAAGGTGCTATAAACAAATGGCTAGATAAATTTCCTAATTGATAAAGGAAAATAAAAATACCCCGCTATTTTTTATTAGCGGGGTTATTTTTTTAATATTTATTTTATACTGCAGCGTATCGAATAATAACAATACCTGAACCACCAGCACCGCCCGCTCCATTACCAGAGCCACCGCCACCGCCACCACCACGATTTACTGTTGCTGCTCCGCCTGTTGGGTCTCCACCAGCACCACCAACTCCGCTACCGCCTGAACCATTTGCGCCACTATCTGTATTGCCCCCACCACCACCTGCGTAAGAAACTGAAGAGCCAGTAATAGAAACGGCTACGCCAGCACCACCATTAGGATTATTACTGTCAGCGCCATTTACTCCAGCCGCACCTGCGCCACCACCGCCACCGCCAGTAGAACGAACACCACCTTGATGCCGTCCGTTGCCTCCATTAAAACCTTGATTAGCAGTTCCAGTTCCACCAGCCATAGTTGAATTAGAAGTTGCTGGTCTAGCACCGCCACCACCGCTACCGCCGTCACCTGAACCTTTTGTATCGCTATTTAGCGAACCTGCTCCACCACCACCACCAGTAGATGTAATAGTAGAAAATACAGAGTTAGAACCTTGAGTTCCATTTTGTCCGCTAGCACCTGTTCCTCCTGCGCCAACTGTAACTGTATAACCAGTATTTGCTGTTAAAGATAGAGCGGATTCTAATGAACCGCCACCGCCTGTTGCGGTAACAGTTGAGCGAAGTCCTCCCGCTCCACCGCCACCTGCTCCAGGCTGATTACTAGCACTACCACCACCACCACCACCGCCAGCAACAACCAAATAATCAGCAGTTAGATTTCGTGTAGGTGTAAAAGTCCCTGAAGATGTAAATGTGTGAATAAAATTAGTACCATCAAAAGTAATTGTTCCACCAGTTGCACTTGGTTGATCAATTTTAAATGTTCCTGATGAATTAAAAGTATGAATTGTGTAAGATCCTGAAGTGGTTTGAGTACCACCACCAGTATAATAACCAGATGGTATATCACTGGTCAAACAACGAACAACTACAATACCTGAACCACCTGAGTTTGGACCACCTGAGCCTGATGCACGAGAACCACCGCCACCGCCACCAGTATTAGCAGTTCCAGCAGTACCAATACGACCTACTCCGCCTGCGTTTTGTCCACCAGTTCCTCCACCACCAGCACCACCAGCACCACCAGTTGTTTCAGCGCCGCCGCCTCCACCTCCTGCATAAGTAACTGATGTACCAGTAATAGAGTTAGCAGTACCTGCTCCACCAGCACCACCAGCGTAAGAACTTGCACCACTACCATTTGCACCAACAGCACTAGAACCACCACCACCACCTGCGCTACTTGCAGCACAATTACCACCAGCGTAACCTTCTACTGGAGTATAACCACCTAAGTTACCACTACCACCAACGTTATTAGTATTTAATGTATCTCCACCTCCACCACCTGAGCCACCACTACTTCCTGGTTGTGCTCCATTAGAAGCAGGTGAGCCACCACCTCCACCGCCACCACTAGATGTTATTGAAGCAAAAACGCTGTTTGAACCATTACTACCGTTTGCTCCATCAGTAGCCACCTGTGCTCCACCAGCACCAACAGTTACTGTATAACTTGTTCTTATATCTATACCTAAACCAGCACCACCAATATTAGTTCTATATCCACCAGCACCGCCTCCACCAGCAACATCGTTAACATCAGAGTTACCACCAGCGCCACCACCTGCTACAACTAAATATTCAAACAATACTTGAGGAAGAGTACTTTGATCCCAAAACTTAGATGGTTTTGGTAATCCATTACTTATTGTAGAAGTTGAAAACCTTCTTATGGACATAGTACTCCTTGTTAAATATTAAGCAGTTATTTCAGAACCAAATGCTGTAAAAGATAAATTAGTATCTGATCCAGAAACATATAATTTATCTGAAGCATCCATTGTAATACCGAGTGTTAATGCAGTAGTATCATTAGCAGCAATTGAAATATCATAAGCAAGATAATGTTTATCTGCTAAAGTTTCATCATTTGGTCTTAAAATAATTCTATATGTTTTTGATGAAGAAGCACGATTACAAATAATTAATGTTGAAACCACTGCCTCTGTTGCTGAAGGACATGTATATAGAGCAGTTGCTGAAGTGGTGCTAGCCAACTGTCCTAGTACTTTATATGCTGATGCCATTATATTTTCTCCTTATTCCTATTCTACCACACCTATGCGCCCATTA